CATGTTAGCAAGTCGTATGTACATTTACACGGAAGACTCAATCCGTGCAACGTTTGTCGATCTTGTGTGTAGCGAACACCCCCCTAAATAGGGGTACTTTACGGGGAAAGTGCTTCTATCTGCAAGCCTAAGCTGAATCTATGATCGAACTAATTGATCCAGCCCGGTCATCCAATACAGATAGCCTCCTTTTGGTTATATACAATATAGACATGGTAGGATACGCCCAGAGGGATGCTTTTAAATGTCTTCCCAAGACAATGCCGATGTCTAAGCATAGCGTTCTTTCCAAGCTGCTAGTCTGTCGTCATATGTTTCATGAACAACAGTACAACCATGGATTATATCCGCTCGCTTAGCTACCTCTTGCATTTGTTGGCGGCGATGCTCATAGACTTCTCGTCCATGTGCGAACCACTCACGAAGAGCGCCATCAATATTCTGCATTGATTGCTGCTCCTTAGTAAGTGCTTTGGATTTGAGTGTGGCATGCAAACTCTTGAAGATTGAATCTTCATCGAGTGCTCCCATAATCATTCCAGTGTCCTCACAATAAACGTTCTTTCTTTTGAGCAAATCTGCATCCGTATCATTCATATACGGTGTTGGCTCGGACTCCTTATCCGGCATGGTGAATTTCATATCATGCTCTTCCAAGAACTTAGCCACAGAAACGTGGTTAAATTCATTGAAATCAGCATGAACTGAACTCTTTGCATCATCTCCATATGTAATCAATGCACAAACTTTTCGAAAATCTGGAAGATCTTTACGATCTTTACAAATCTCAAAGTATGCACAACGAAACAATAGAGCATTTACAATAGAGTTGACATACACTGTTAGGTTTTGTCCCGAAGGATTAGACCCAAAGTGTTGTATCAAATCACCATTATATGCCATCAAAGGATAACAAATATCCGTAGCAACTCCTTCCATGATTAAAAGATCATGGTCAGAATAGCCACAGTACTTAGCAATATCCATCATGACACGGAATGCAGAAAACATCACCTGAGCAGGCATCCGGAGATCGTACTTACTGTAATCACCAGCTAAAAAACGATCATCTCCGAACTGTTTGATATGTTTGGCCAATTGATCCC